GGTGAGAGGTAAAGACTATATAGAGTATGGTACTGATGATTGGAGAAACCTCTATCCGCAGTTTCTTATTGACCTTTACTATAATTCTTCAACACACGCAGCAGTGATTAACTCTACGGCAGAGATGATAGCTGGAGAGGATATAGTTATAGAGGCAGACGAAGACGAAAATTTAGACATATATGTTAAGCTAAAGAAATTTTTTAGACACGCTAACGGTAAAGAATCTTTACACCAAGTAATAAAAAAACTAGCTTTTGATTTTAAACTACAAGGTGCTTACGCTATTCATATTATATGGAATCAGGAGAAAACAGAGATAGCAGAGATTTACCATGTACCTGTGGAAAGGGTAAGAGCAGGAAGACCAAATGAATTTGGCAAAGTAGACACTTACTATATTAGTGCAGATTGGTCTAATACAAGAATCCATAAGCCTTATCCTATTGCAGCTTTTGACACTAAAGACAGAACATCACCTAGTCAATTACTATATACAGGATCGTACAGTCCTAACATGGATATATACCATACGCCTGACTACTTAGCAGGTTGTAATTGGGCTTTGGTAGACCAAAAGGTAGCTGAGTTTCACCTTAACAATATAGAGAATGGTTTTAGTGGATCGTATTTTATTTCTTTTGCAAACGGAATACCAACACAAGAAGAGAGACACCAAATAGAGAGAAGCCTTGTAGATAAGTTTACAGGAGCTAAAAACTCTGGTAAGTTTATTTTAACATTCTCAGATGACAAAACAAGAACACCAGAAATAACACCAATAAGCGTAAGTGATGCTGACAAACAATACTTAGCACTACAAGAACTATTAGTACAAAACATCCTCACAGCTCATAGGGTGACTTCTAAGACACTTATGGGTATTGATAGTACTAATGGCTTCTCAAGCAATACAGACGAGCTTATAAACGCTGCAAACTTCTACGTGCAAACCGTTATACGCCCGTTCCAACTAAACATATTAGACACTTTACAGACTATATTTTCTGTTAATAATATGGATTTAGAAGTAGGGTTTATACAGTTAAAACCAATTACAGTACAATTTGACTCTAAAACAGTTAGAGAAGTTATGACGCAAAACGAAATTAGGGAGGACTTAGGTTTACCAGCGTTAGATGAAGAAGATACGGTAGAAGAAAAATCTACATTTAGTAAGGCGGGTACTATGATAACTGACGGTATTGAGATGCCGTTATACGAAACAATAGAAGAAGCTGAAGCAGAGGCTGAAAAATTAGGTTGTAGCGGTTATCACGAACATACGCAAGATGGTAATACTTACTATATGCCGTGCGAAGACCACGAACAAATAATGAATCTTAGCAAGTGTAATTGTAAAGAAGAATTTATAAGTCCTAACCCTTGTACTGAAGGTTACGAGCCTTACGGACATAAAATAAAAGACGGTAAAAAAGTACCTAATTGCGTACCTATAAAAGCTAATTTTAGTGAAGTTGGAATGGTAGACGGAAAACCTGTTTTTAGTACAATAGAAGAGGCTAAGGCTCACGCAAAAACTTTAGGGTGCGAGGGGTACCATGAACACGAATATAACGGTAAAACGGTTTATATGGCCTGTAAAGACCATTCTAGCGCAACTGAGCTAAGCAGCTTTATTGAAGAGTTTGGAGAAGATATAGATGAAGAGTGGGAGCTTATAGATGAGGAGGTGGTACATGGAGAGCACCAAGATTTTAATTTTGAAGATGAGTTAAATATATTGGCTAATGATAGAATAGAGTTGGCTTCATCAGGAATGGCATATCCAAATGCTAGAAGTGAGCAAGACGGAGTAAATGAGAGTTATAGTGATTTTTACAAGGTTAGATATGAGTATAAAGAAGATACTAGTCTGGTAAATAAAACAGGGCAAACTAGACCCTTTTGTAAAACTATGATAAATGCAGGGAAGGTTTACCGTAAAGAAGATATTTTAAGAATGACGGATCGTACTGTAAATGACTATTACTATTCTGAAAGACAGTCAAGAAATATAGGCTGGGGGCCTGACGGAGATTTACGATATTCAGTCTGGCTCTTCAAAGGAGGCGGAAACTGTCAACATTATTTTAACCGCCTTATCTATAAAACATCTTTAAGAAACGCTAAGGCTGACATAAACGATAGTCAAATAATAAGTGAGGCTAAGGCTAGATCAGAGGGCTTTACGGCAGAGATGAATGATGACCTAGTAGCAACTGCTCCTAAAAACATGATTAATAACGGATTTTTAACACCAAGATAATATGGCATATGTTTTATTTATATCAGAGGCAAAGCTAAAAGATAGCACGGCTATTAACTTAAATGTAGATACCAATCTATTGTTGCCTTATGTACGACAAGCTCAAAAGCTTTATGTAGAGCCTAAGTTGGGTAGTAAGCTTTTTGAAAAACTAAAAACACTTATAACTAATAACACTATTGGAAATGTAGGTAATGAGGCTTATAAGACTTTATTAGACGATTATATAGGAGATATGTTACCAAATTGGGCATTTTATCATGCCGTTCCGTTTTTGCGTTTTAAGATTGAGAACGGTAATATATATTCTAAGACTTCTGAAACAGGCACGGCTTTGAGTACTTCTGAAGCACAACACCTTAGAGAAGAGGTTAGGAATACGGCTGAATATTATACAGAGAGAATGATTAAGTATATAACTAACAACACATCAGATTTTCCAGAATATAGTACTAACTCTGGAGCAGATGTAAATCCAAACACGAACGCTTACTATGCTGGAATGAATTTAGAAAGACCAAGAAGACAGGGCAACAAATTAACTCTTAGAGACTTTTTAACTCCAGACTTAACTTAATGAAAAAATATTACAAGATTAAAACAATTAATATAACTAAGCTTAAATCCTACTTGGACAAGCTAAAAACCAAAACAAATGAACGAAGTAAAGGACACAATACAAGTAGGAATAGTTAACGGAAGTGCTATTGGCTTTTCATTAGCAGAGGCAAACGAGTTGTTAACTCTAGTCTCTTTATGTTTGGCAATAGCTTTTACTATATATAAATTCATAAATTTTGAAAAAAATAAATAAATGGCTCGTAAAACTTCTACAAGCACTTATAAATCTACTAGAAAAAAAAGAAGAGGAGTGCATTCTAAAAACGCAAGCCGAGGACAAAATGCCTACAACAAACCATACAGAGGTCAAGGGCGTTAATCTTCTAATCATTAGAGACACCTTTACTGAAAATTCTACTATTGGTAAATTGTATATTAACGGAGAAAAGTTTTGTAACACTTTAGAGCTACCATGGAAAGGAAATCAAAGAAGTGTATCATGTATTCCAGCAGGACAATATAAAGTAAGATTAAGATTAGCTAGAGAGTCGGCTACAAGAGACTATTTACATCTATTAGTACAGGACGTATTCAACAGATCATATATCTTATTTCACAGGGGCAATAAGCCTGAACATACTAGGGGTTGTATCCTAGTAGGTCAAACTCGCCAACATGACTTTGTTGGTAACTCAACACTAGCCATGGATTTATTAATGAAAGAAATAATAAATTTGGGTGGTGAAAACATTAATTTAATAATCAAAAATAATTAACTATGGAATGGAAAGAAATTTTATTAGCAATTTTAGCTATTGCTGAAATTATCGTTAGGTTAACACCAACAGAGAAAGACAACTCAATCTTAAATAAGATTATGTGGGTTGTAAACAAATTAGTCCCTAACAAAATTAAAAAGTAATGAACAACCGCTTTAGGTTAAAACCTCACGAGATAGCGGCACTTCAACAAATGCGAGAATCCGAGGCTAGGAATGTCCTAGTTATCGGAGACTTGCATGAGCCATTTTGTTTAGACAGTTATTTAGATTTTTGCATAGAACAATATAATAATTATAAGTGTAACCAAGTAATATTTATTGGAGACATCATAGATAATCATTTTTCATCATATCATGAGACAAGTGCAGACGGTATGGGTGGTGCAGACGAGCTAGAGTTAGCAACTAAAAGAATATCTCGTTGGTACAAGACTTTCAATAAAAAAGGCACAAAGGTTATTATAGGTAACCACGACCGTATTATTATGCGTAAAGCGCAAACAAGTGCAATACCTAGTAAATGGATCAAATCTTATAAAGAGGTGTTAGAAGTTCCTAATTGGGATTTTGTAGAAAGACATGAGCAAGATGATGTGCAGTACATACATGGTGAGGGTGGAACTGCTAGAACAAAATGCCGAGCAGATATGATGAATACAGTACAGGGTCATTTACATACACAGTGTTATACAGAGCATTATGTGGGTAAAAACTTTAGAGTGTTTGGAACTCAAGTTGGTTGTGGTATAAATCACAAGTCTTACGCTATGGCATATGCTAAATACGGTAAACGCCCTGCGGTAGGCTGTGCAGTTATTTTAAATAACGGCAAAACTCCTTTAAATTTATTAATGCCCTTATAATGAAAAAAACAATAACCATAATAATTGTATATGCACTTCTAATACTTTCAGCTATATATCTGGCGCATATCTTATTCTTCCTTCTTCTTTTTTTACTAGGTTTACACTAACAGTACTAACTCTTTATTGTTAATAACTTTGTTTATATAATTGTTAATTCAATTTATTTTTTTTACCTTTGCATTAAACAAATTATTAATTAAAATAAAACAAATGGATTTAAAATGTGTAACCTGTTATTTTTATAACAACGGTTTGTATAAAACAATAAGTGAGTTATCTCCTTCTGGCTGGTTTACGGATATCAAAAAAGTAGAGCCTAGCATAAGAATATTCGGAACAAAAGATCAAATAGACCATGCTCTTCACGACTACATGGCACTAACAGGGTTAAACTTAGATGAGATGTTTGACTTCAAAGAAGAGAGTAAAAAATCATATTTTTATAACAAAGAAATAAATAAGTCTATAAAGGAAAGACTTAAACAATATAAAGAACTATATGAAAAAAATAATAACAAAGCTTTAATAACAACGATATGAATTTAGAAGATTTAAAAAAAGAGCTACCTTACAAATGGAGAGTTCAATCAATAAAATATGGAAAAGCAACTTGTGTAGCTTATATAGATGCAAGAGATTGTATGGATATACTAGATAAAGTAGTAGGTGCAGAGAATTGGCAAGACAAATATTATGAAGCAGACGGCAAATTATTTTGTGAAGTAGGAATATTTGTTGGAGAATGTTGGGTGTTTAAGTCAGATACAGGCACAGAATCTAATGTAGAAAAAGAAAAGGGTAAGTCATCAGATGCGTTTAAAAGAGCTTGTGTAAAACACGGGATAGGTAGATTTTTATATAGACTTCCTATGCAAATTTTACAAACCAAGAAACATAGCAACGGTAAAGAGTATCCTTATGCACCTGAAAAAGATAAGATTATTTTTGACGGAGACACTTTAACTAAATATATAAGTTGGAAAATAAATAATAATAAATAGCATAGGTTGTGAAAGGTTTAAAACTTACATTTATTAACTGAGCGGTTGTACTTTGTAAAAGTTATCCCTTTCACTTCCTTTTTTTAATAATTAAATGACAAATAAAAATGAAAAATTACAAGGTAAAAGATTTAAAATCAACAGGTTACGACCTAGATGTTCATGGAGACAGATTAAGTGATAAGCTAAAACTATCTAAAAAGTGGTCTAAAGACGGAATAGAAAAATGTAAGTTAGAGGCAGTTGACGGCTACGAATACATTATACTGTCCGAAAACTTAGAAGAAATAAAAACAAAGTCTAACAAAAAAACAAAGAAATAATGGAAATAAGAGGAGAATTAATTAAAAAACTAGATGTAGAAACAGGCACAAGTAAGGCTGGTAATGATTGGAAAAAACAGTCAATAGTTTTAAAAACAGATGCAGAGTTTAATAACGAAGTTTGTATTAGTGTTTTTGGAGAAGAAAAGATGAAACAAATGAACAGGTTAGATGTTGGAATGTTTGTTAGTGTTCTATGTAATGTTTATTCAAGGGAGTATAATGGTAAGTACTATACTAGTTTAGATGGTTATCATTTT